CAAAATGGTGATTTAGACCAATATAACGGTAGATATTGTAAGACACCTGAATACCCAGAAGGTGTGTATGCTTATTTCGTTTCTATTGATGCATCTGAAGCAGGTTTACCTGTATTCCCTTATGTTTGTGGTCCTCAACTATACTCAGTACCTGATAAGTGGAACTATAGTCAAGATGCTATACAGACTAATATTCCTTCAGGTGTTGTTAGATTCCGTGATCCTTATGAGGATGTTGACATTGATATTGAGCGTCAACCAAATAAGGCAACTGATACTCTTGTAACTGAGTTCGGTGAAGAATTTGTATTTGAACTTGAAGATTTAAACAAAGATGGTATCTTAGATGCAGAAGAGGCGGTTGCTTTAACATACATCTCGGAAGAACCTGTACTGCAATTATTTGATTACTACCCTAAAGTTTCTACTAGATCACAGGTTGATATTGAAGTTGAGACTACTACCAAGTTTGAAGACGCTAAAGTTAGTGGATTTGTTGTTGAGAACCCAGGTACCTCTTATAAAGTTACTGATAAACTATATTTTGACAATACAGACACTGGTGGATATGGTGCTTCTGCTAAAGTTGAGTCAGTTAAGGGACAAGATGTCCTATCTTACAGTTCCACATTAGAAAATGACGTATCTTTCGGTACAATAACAACTACTGAAGAACACGATCTTAGAGCTGGTGATGAGGTTATTGTTGAAAGTATACCTCAAATCGATTCAACTAATAAGACATTTAAGGTAAAGGTTGTTGCTGGTGTTGAAAGAATTGATGTTTTACAGCAAGGATTAGGATATTCAGAGGATATTCCACCTACATACGAGATTATTAGTGGTCAAGGTCAAGATTTCAAACTTAATATTGTAAGAGAAGAGTCTGGTGCGGTTAATAAGGTTAACATTATAAACTCAGGTTCTGCATATGATAAGGATTCTCCACCAGAGATTCGCGTCAGTCACCCACAAAGGTATAAGAAAGCTGCATATGCACTGTCATTCTTGAAAGAGAATACCACTGTAACAAAAATTAAAGATGTCGCCATTGCTGATGATCGTACTTTCTACGTTGTAGGTGAAGCAGATGATTCTACTGGTGATTCAGCAGGTATGATTGCTAAGTTTAACAGTGATGGTAGATTGCTGTGGACACGTACAATGTTACCTATTCAACCTGCTGCAGGTGATAAGAGGTGTGTATTTAATAGTATTCACGTTGCTAATACTAATCCTCATACAATATACGTTGTTGGTGAAACTATTCCTCATACAGCAAACCTTGCTTACAACCCAGATCTTGTTGTTGCTAAGTTTGAGTCAGGATTTGATGCAAACAACAATCCAACTGCTGTAATTAAGTGGCAGAGAGAACTTGCTGGTATATCTGGATCTACTCGTAGAGACTATATTTCTTCAGTTGATTTAGATTCTAACGGATACTTATATATTGCTGGTACTACTGATACAAACTCTCCAAATCCAAGTGATATGTGGATTGGTTTGTTGAATACTGATGGTGCTTTAGAAGAAAAACGTAAGATTGCTTCTGCTGCTGGTGATGAGCAGTTAAATGATATTAAATTTATTGGTAATAATAAGGTATTGTTTGTTGGTATTGAGGATCCTACTGGTTCTGGTAATATCATATTTGGTGAAACATACTATGATAGTGCCACTATTGAGGTTAATTGGACTCGTAAATTCTCCAATACTGCCTATAGGTACTCTAATCCAAAATTAACTGTAGATGATTATGGTACTGTATACATTACAGCTACTGCTACTACTGTAGCTACTGGTAAGACTGCTGGTGTTGCATATTGGAAATTCCTTTCATCTAACTTACAAACACCTGCTGCACAGAAATTATTTGCTCCAAATACAGCATTTGAAGAAATTCAATCTACTGGAGTTAAATTTGACATCTTTGGTAACATTGATGTTGGTGCTTATGTTAGATATGCATTCAATGATAACCGTATTATTTCTTGGAAGGTTTCTTGGAATACCGATAATGTTATAACAGCAGCTTCTGTTAAGGAGACTTCTGGTATTGGATTCCATCCTATTGCTATTACTAATGATAGTTCTGCTGATACTATAGTTGTTGGTAACAAAGTAGAAGCAAATGAGATTGCAATCCTAAACTTTGATACAGATGTTAGTGGTGATGACACATATAACGATATTTCAACTATTGCTTGGAAAGGTACAGGTGAAGCAATTGATAATGCAAAACCCAAGTTTGGTAACAGTTCAGTTACAACAACTGCTGCTGCCAACGCTTTAGAGATTGATTGGGCTGCTGATCAAGGTACAGATTGGACAATTGAAGGATATATTGCTATTGGACAGTCACAGTACAATGCACAGTCTTCCAAACCAACTCTATTCAAAATTACACCTAATACTGGTGATGCAACTGTATTGTCTGTAGATGGTGATTCTACAAGTCCTAACTTTGGAAAGTTAAGTATAGATGTTGGATCAGGTACATATTTCTCCACTACAACTACTAACTGGACTAGATTTGCTGCAGAAGCATTTGTACACGTAGCATACGTTAAGCAGAACATTGGTGTTGGTAATTACACTTATAAAGTGTATATTAACGGTAACGAAGAGATTTCTCATACCAGTACAACAGTTAACACTGCTATTAAGAAAGCAATTGTTCTTGGTTTAGAGACTCCTGCTACAACAACATCTGTTGGTGGATGGTTAGATAACCTTTCAATATCTACTGTCACCAAATATGATGCTAACTTCACTCCTGCTCAGGCAGTTGGTAGCACAAAGATTACTCACGCATTTACTTACAAGATTGATAAGGATCAGACAAAACTTGGAACCTTTACTCTCAATGACGTAGAGACAGGTATTCAGGTAACAAACGCCGCTGCCATCAACGATTTCACCTTTAATACCCTTGCTACCACATCAAATGATTGGGTATTGGGTCCTGCTGGTATTCAGATCCTTGATTATGCTGATGTTATCTCAAACAACGTTGAAGGTTCATATACGTTCACTTCTACTGATGAACCTTATGCTACTAGAACAGCAACCATTCCTACTCCAAATGGTAAGAAACTGTTGATGTCAACAACAGTTATTCCTAAGTTCTACCTAAGAGATGCCAAGTATACTACTATTGACGCTGTTAAGACTATTACATTCAATCAGAATGCTACCTTCACTAAAGGTGATAGATTACAACAATATTCTGTAATTGGTGGAGCTGATGTTATTAGTGCATACGGTACCATTGTTGAAGCTGGAACTAATAATTGTAAGATTGGTAATATTGTTGGTACATTTGATACTGCAAAACTAATTAAATCTACTGGAAATGACATCAATGTCATTGCATATGACTTTACAGTAACAACCACTATTCCTCAGTGGACTACAAATACTGTATATGCTGTCAGTGATGAAGTATATAACGCTGGAAAGATCTATACAGCATCTAGTGCTGGTACTTCTGGTGCTACTGCTCCTGTACATAATGTAGGAACTGTCTCTGATGGTACCGTAAACTGGGTATATACCAGAGTTGCTGGATCATTTGATGTTGATTTAGTCAATACTTCCTATAGTGGTGGTACATTAGATCAGTTTGCTAGGTGGAAAACCTTCTCTGGATCTGACTATATCATCAAGATTGAGGAGATTTATGAAGATTCTTCCTATATCAAGGGTGATATCATCGATGCTGATGCTGTTGGTCTAACATTTAGTGTTGATGCGACAGGAAATATAGCAACATTTGGTAATTTAGTTGGTGTTAAAGAGTTTAAACTGACTGCTAACCTTGATAAGGACATTATTCCTACAGGTGCACTAACATATACCGACTTAGTATTTGCTAATGCTACTACTAAGAACAATTTTGAAACAAATGAGATCATATTTGTCGAAGGATTCTCCACAAATGAGTATAATGGTTCATTCTTTGTTGAAGAACTGTTCAATTCAAGGCAATTTACCTATAGATTGAGATCTACAGCGATTCAAGACCCTGTATTCAGTCAAGGTGTGATTGCTAGTGTCAATATTTACGCAAAACATCCTAAATTACTCTTTGTAAGAGGTCATCAGTACGTATTTGACCTTGATGACACTTCAAACGCAGGATATTTCTTGAGTTTCTCTAAGGATAATCAGTATAAACTAGAATATCCATTCACAAACATCATTAGAGAAGGTACACCAGGTATGACTGATGAGAGTTCACCTACTCCATTGGTTAAATTCTTGGTTACAGACGCTGTAACTAATATTTCTTACTACTTTGACCCTTCAAGAACAAGTGCTAATGATAATCCAGTTGGTATAGATTCCTTTATTGACGTTGTTCAGACTCCATATAAGGGTATATTTACAATTTCTAGTATACCAGACGATAAGGAGTTTAAATTCCCATTACTTCGTGAGCCAGAGAATACAACTGCACCATTAGGTAACACTGAGGTTGGTATTCCAAGATCATCATACTCTACCACTTCTGTTAAGGCAGTTGGTCCTATTTCATCTATTAAACTGGTAAACCCAGGTGGATTCTATCAGAAACTACCAATTGTTACTGATATTGCTTCAAACAGAGAAATTGAGAAGATTAAGATAACTTCTGGTGGTACTGAGTATGTAAATGGTACCTATTTCAACGTTCCTATCGATGGAGACGGTGAAGGTGCTCTATGTAACATCACAGTTGCTGATGATGGTGACCTAGAAGGTGTTATTACTGGAGTAGAACTTATATCTGCTGGTAAGGGATATACCTTTGCATCTGTAGATATTGATGGTATTCCTGGAATATTAGGTAGTTTACTACAAGGTTCTGGTGGAGTATTAGATGTTATCATTCCTGCTGAAGGATCAGGTGCATCTGTATTCTTACAAGGTCTAAGCATTGGTAAGATTAAGAAACTGAAGAACAACGAATTTGGTTTCGGGTACTCTCACGACTATACGTTGAGACCTGAAATAACTTTCCCTGTGAACCTTCAGTTATTTAATACCGCTATTCTAACAGAAATTAAAATAACTGACCCAGGTTCTGGATATACTAGCGTTCCTCGTGTTGTAATTGAAGGTGGTGGAGGTATAGGTGCTGAAGCATTAGCGATTGTTAAGAATAATCGTCTTTCTGAGATTCAAGTTAAGGAACCAGGCTCAGGATACAGTTCTGAACCAATAGTTACCCTTAAATCAGAATTTAACTACGTTGTTAACATTGACTTAGGATATTTACAGTTTAACTTCCCACACGGTATCACAAACGGTGCTGCTGTTAATTTACGTGCAGAAGACCTTGGATCTACAATTGGTATCCTACCAAAACCAGCTTCTGCAGGTTTAATCAGTTTAAGTGAGAACACTACTTATTATGCTATCGCTGGTGAGGCAAATTCACTTGAACCAGACCAGTTAAGGATCGCACTAACCCCTGTTGATGCTGAATCTGGTAGCTTCATTACCTTCTTAACACAGGGTGATGGTAGACAGGTACTACTAACCGAGGTATTCGGTGGTAAAGCAACAGCTGTTGTAGAAACTTCTCGTTTCTTACAAGGTGAAAAGGTTTATCAAGGAAGTTTTATTGAAACTGCATCTGCTGTAGGATATGTTTCTGAGAACCAAGGATGGCAGATTGGACCTAGAATTCTTAAACTTGAGAACTATACAGGTAATTGGACTATTGGTGAGAGGGTAACTGGTGAGGTATCTCGTGCATCTGGTTTGATTGATAATCTATCAATCGCTAAGGGTACACTGAATATTGATGCTTTAACAACAACTACTGGTCAATTTATCGATGACGTTGGTAAACCATCTGAAATTGTACAGAAGATCCAAGACTCTTACTTCTATCAGAACTTCTCTTACGTTATTAAGTCTCAGACACCTATTAATAGTTGGAGGAAGTCAATCCTTGAAACTAACCACCCAGTTGGTTTCAATATGTTTGGTGAACTAGCACTTACTGGTGGTAAGGATATTTCAGGAAGAAAGGTCGTTTCTGACCTAGTTAAGGAAGTTAATATCTTTAGTGCAACTAATATTAATAAGATTACCTCTTTTGCTAACGCACAACCAATATACACTCAGTTCAACAATACTGAGGTACTGTTCAGACAGAAGAGACTGACTAACTCAGAGGAAATCTTAACTTCTATCGTTAAGAAACTTGATAATATCTCTGATGACTTTGATGGAATTAAAACCCAGTTCCCTCTAACTGTTGAGGGTGAATCAATCACAGCAACTGATGATCAGATGATGATTCTGATTAATGGTATTGCACAGTCTCCTGGAGTATCATTTACTACTTCTGGACCTAGTATTGTATTTGATGAACCACCTAAAGCACCTTCTAGGATCAAATTCCGTGAAATAGGATTCAGTCAGATTAATATTACTCGTTTTACCTTTAGTTCTACTAGTGGTATCTTCCCTCCTGCAGGTAAGATTGTACGTAGTCTTCAGAATGAAGGTACAGCTATTGTAATTGACTCACTTGTAGATTCTATTGATGTTGTTGATATATCAGGTTCATTCTTGACAAATGACAATGTTTTATCTTCTGCAACTGGTTTTGATGGTGTTTTAGCTTCTGTAACTCCACTTACTAGCAATACTATCTTTGAACAGGGTGAAACAATCACAAACCTTGATACTGTCCCTGATTTCGCAGTTATTGAAGAAACTAACCTAATAGATGGTACTGTAACTACTGACTTAGTTGTTTCTCGTACATCTGGTACTTCTGAGTTTGAAACTGGTGAGTTTGATCTTAAGTTCAATGACATTGTATATTCTGCACGTTCTAAGATATGTGCAAGAATTACTACTATTGCACCTTATCAAGATGATAATACACAGCAAATCATTGATACTGTTGACTTATCACCTCCATCATTCTTCTTTGGTCTAGTATTCCAGAGAGTACCTTCAATTACCTTCCCTAATAAGATTCTTGATAATATCTCTGAAACTGTTGTTAATCCAACTGAACTATACAGTGATACAGCAAATAACCAAGATTTCCTTGACTTTGAGGAAGTAAGGAACCAAGAAATCAGATATAAGAACTTACAGGGTTCCCAGTTCGTTATTGGCGACTCAATTAGAAATAAGAAGCTTTACTTTGCTAACTCTTCAATGAGAACGGTACACGATAACCGTTCCTATGATGCTGCTGTTCTTCTACGTAAGAATGCTTTATTCATTGCTGAGGAAGCAGTAGGTATTATGAAGAATTACTATCCTTCATTTACCGTTCCTGGTCTAAACCACGACAAAGATTGCCACGATGACATCGTTGATATCTGTAATGTTATTGCTTGGCAGTTAGAGTACGATGGTAACTCTGAAGTTTGGGATACTGCATACAAGTATGTTCAAAGTGGAGTAATTTACCATATTGATGGTGAAGTACCTCAAGTTGTCTATACAATGAATGCTGCACGTGATCTAATGATTAAGTGTATCCGTAATGAAGTACATACTGCACTATACACTGGAATACAGCAATATAGAGATCCTACTGTTACTAATGAGTATGATCCTGTAGATAATAGTCACGCTGATGCTAGATCTTTACTTCTTGCTAACAAGTGGTATATTGCTCACGAATCTTTATACTATGCCAAGCAGCAGAACCCAGGTTATACAGTAACTGGTGGTGATGTTCATTGTTTAAGTGACATAGTAGATGTTATTGAAGCATTAGCATATAACACTGCTCACGGTGGTAATAACTTCATCTATGAAGCTGGTCATAGGATTGTACAGTACGGTACTGTAACTGGTGATATTGATACTATGGTTGACGCTTACACTAAAGCGAAGGCTATGGCACTCGATATTATGAAGAACGTTGCTGTTGCTAAAGCAGATGCTTCACACGGTTGGGTTCAGGTAACTGATAGTGGAATCACTGTTGATACTGGATCACCTGTTTGTAACGGTGTAGCATCAACTATTGGTACTTTGTGCGATATTATTATCGCTGGACTTGGTACTACTGCATCTCCTGGAACCGTTGCAACATTTGAAGCTGCTTATACAAATACTGTTCCATCTACTGCTAAGACTGGATATGTAAATGGATGTATGAACCAGTCATCTGCAATTACAGGTTTCATTAACATAATTACAGATACTCTACAAGATCCTACATTCGCTGATCCTGCTACTTATCAGTGGTCTATTGGTAATGTATCTCGTGTTGAACCTCCTTATGCGTTCCAAGAAGAGACAATTCGTTGTACTAAGCACGCTTATAAGGGTAAGTCATCTGGTGGATTCTTCGTATTTGAAGATAACGTTAAGGGTGTAACATCTGGTGCATCATTCGATGTTATTGGATCTAATGCTGGTAACAAGTGGATCTACTCTAAGGATGTTACTGGTGTCTTCCAAGCTGATGAATACATCACTAACTCTAAGATTACCAACTCTAACGTTGTAGCAGACTCATTAATCTTTAGAACTGGTACTGGATCACTAGCATTTAGTGGAACTGCTACCAATTTACTATATCCATCAAGTGATAAGGTCGCTTTTGGTACAGGTGATTATACAATTGAAGGTTGGTTTAGACCTTCAACAATTGCTGGTACTCAGACTTTAATAGATCTTCGTGGATCTACTTCTGATACCAAGGTACAAGTTTTACTTTCTGGTACTAGTATCAAGCTTGCTATTGCAGGAACCGATCAAATCAGTTCTGCTCAAATAGGTGCTGCTGATACTTGGTATCATTTTGCACTATCTCGTTCCTCCAGCGTAACTAAACTGTTCGTTGGTGGTGTTCAGGTTGGTGCTAACTACACTGATACTAATAATTACACTGATAGTACTATTAGAATAGGTTCTTCTTGGAATGCTGGTGATACTTTCGCAGGTAACATTGATAGTATCATTATCCGCAAAGGAATCGCCCAGTACTCTGGAACCTTTAATGCCCCCGTAGTTTATCCTACTAATGATAATACTATCTCTTGGGCACTTCTTGGTGACGCACCAATGCCTTTAGAAGTTGGTGCTATCTATGCTAACTGGGTTGCTACTACTATTTCTAGTGCAGACGTTGATTACGTTGAACTATTCGAACAAGAATTACAATGTGAGGGTGTTGACTTAGGTAGAGCAGAATATAGAGATTGTGCCGATATCATCTATAAGAACCGTGACTGGATTGCTGAAGAAGCAGTTGGTCGTCTGAAGGTTAGATATCCAGACTTTATCATCCCTGGTGATGGTGGACAATCTAATTATGGTACTAACGTATGTTTACGTGATACTAGAGAGTATATTATTCCTGCTATTATTCAAGACCTTATTGATGGTGGTAACTATAACACTGTTGTACAGGCAAGAGCATATCTAACAGGATCTGGTGCTCTACAGCATATTAATGGTGAAGTTCTACAATCAATTTACACTTGGGGTGAGGTTGCAAAACTCTGTATTGATGTTATTACACAGGATGAGACTACTCTAAGTGGTACATATTCGACTAGAGTACGTGTTCCTAACTACTTCGCAACTCCTGCATCACAACCTGTACAAGATTTTATTAATAATCTGATTTCTGATCTATTAGATCTTCTCGGTCCTACAGGACAAAGATTCAGAGATGGTGCTGATTTAATATACTTTAACAGAAAGGTAATTGCTGATGAAGCAGTTTACCATATCGAAAACAAATATAACATTACTGTTGGATTCAGTCAGGATCAGAAGCTACAAATCCCTGATAGAAATAAGTGTGTAAGAGACCTTAGGGATCATATTTTACCTGCTATTTCTGGTGACTTGCTAACTGGTGGTAACAATCAGACAAATGCTCAGATTGATTACTATATTGATAATCAAGATAATATCAATCACGTTGAAGATGAGTTACTTCCTATGCTCGATGCTATCGAGTTTGCCAGAATGTTGGCTGAAAAGGCAATTAGTAACCTCTTAATCTCTAGAAACGAGAACCCTGCTGATGTTGCTGCTGATTTCTCTGATTATTATCAGATGCAGTGGTCTGATGAGGCAGTTCATCGTGATGATCAGATCGTTAAAGATCCTAAAGCATACACTGGTACTGATAAAGCACTAGATGCTGCTGATCTTCTTGTTACAAATGCTCGTGCAATTGCTGGTGAAGCAGTTGATCTAACCACAAAACTTAGTGCATTCCAGCATTATAACTTTAGAGTTAAAGGTGGTAAGCATAATTGTGAAGATGACATAGTAGATTTGCTCGAATCTATTGCTCACGACCTTCGTTTTGGTGGTAACAGTTCAATGTGGGATGCTTCTGCATTGTACCTTAATACTACTGCTGGTTTGAAGCACGTTACTGACCAATCTGCTGAGACTCTCTATGCCTTCAAGGTAGCAAGAGATATGTCACAACTCGCCGTCAAGAACAAATTTGGTTTCCTACCCTACGAAGATGAGGGACAAACTGGTCAAGGACAGCAAACATTCAGACCTGATTACTATGATAATGCTTCTGGTAACAAGTTCTATGATGCTGGTAATGAAATCCTTAATAACCTAAGATTCATTGCTACCACTGCTGTTGGACGTGGTGTTTCACAGTATCCTTCACTAGCATTTGCTGGATATGGTTATCAGTCTTGTGTTGATGACGTTGTTGATATGCTTGAAGCAATGGCATTCAACCTTAAGCACGGTGGTAATAATAAGACTTTATATGCAACTGAACTTTATGTTACCGATGCTAATGCTGTACAGCACGTATCTGGTCAATCTGCAGAGGTTAAGTACATCTTTGAGCAAGCAAGAGACATTGCTATTGAGGTAGTTAGACAGTTACTTATTACTAAGAACGGTTATACAGAAGGTGATGCTGATTACGATCAGACAATTACTATCGATCAACAGACTGCTAGTGTACAGTATACTCCTAGTGGTGCTACCTATGATCCTGCTACAGGTGATTTGATAATCAATGTACCTCAGCATAACTTGTCTACTAACGATACTATTAGAATTGCTACCAATTCATTAATCTTTACTTGTAGTCAAGACCAACATCAAACTACTCACGCATATCCTCGTGCTAGTGACCCTGCATCTACAGCAATACTACCAGTTACACAGGTAATTGATGCTAATAACTTCAAGGTTAACGTTGGACCTACTGAAACAGTACCATTCAGTGTTTCTAATTCTACCTATGATCCTGCTACAGGTCTTCTAACATTAGATGTTGGATCCCATAAGTTGAAAACAGGTACAACTCTAAACATCTCAGATCATTCATTACTATACAGATGTTCACAAGATAACTATCGTACTATTCACTCTTATCCAAGAGCAACTGACCCTGCTTCACAACAAGCATTAGATATTGTAAGTATTGGTGCTACGTCCCATACAGCTACTCACGCTGATTATAATCCTGTTAATGGTCGTTTGACTGTTACTGTTCCTGATCACGGATTCGCTAATGGTGACAAAGTAAGACTTATTGATAATTCTCTTGTATTCAGTTGTGGTATGGATAGTAACTATACCTTACATTCTTATCCAAGATCAACTGATGATGCATCTGGTACTTGGTTAACTGCTACTAATGTAACTCATAATTCATTTACTATTGACGTAGGATCAACTCCTATCTCTAACTATGCAGTAAGTAATGCATCATACAACCCAACTACGGGTACTATGATTCTTACTATAGGATCTCATAGTTTAAATTCTGGAGCGAAGATTCGTTTACTACCCAACGCTGTCACATTTACTTGTGAAGAGGACGATAACCAAACTAATCACTCCTATCCTAGAACTACTACAACACAACATACTGCTACTGGTGGTGACTATGATGCTGCTACTGGTCTAATGACCGTATGGGTACCTGGTCACACATTCGTTAAAGGCGATCACGTTAAGTTCGCTGATAACTCAATGACCTTCTCTTGTGCTATGGATGGTCACGCAACTGATCACGCATATCCAAGATCATCTGACCCTGCATCTGGTGCTTGGTTACCAATTACTTGGGTGGGTACAGATCAGTTTAAAGTTAATGTTGGTACTTCACCTATAGTACCATTTACTCCAACTGATGCTGCTTATGAGCCTACAACAGGTGAATTGAAGCTTACAATTGGACCACACCATTTGACAGAGGGTGATAACGTTAAGATTGAGGAAGGTGGATTAACATTTACTTGTAATCAGGATAGTCATCAGACTCTACACCCATATCCTAGAAATCAGATTAATACACACGATATTCAGACTGCTTCCTATACAGCAACAACTGGTGTCTTATCTGTTACAACTACTGCTGCTCACAGCTTATTAGCAGGAGATTACGTCAAGTTTGCTGATGGTGCCATCACAATGACTTGTACGATGGATGGTGGTACAGCTAATAAGACATATCCAAGATCTACTGACCCTGTTAGTGGTAAGTATCTTGAGATTTCTAACGTAGGTTCTACAACATTTGATGTAAATGTAGGTACTTCACCTATAGTAAACTATCAACCAACTGGTATTAACTATAATCCTACTACAGGTATTATGGAGATGACCATTGGTGCTCATAACCATATTATTGGTGATAGCATTAAGTTTGCTGCAAACGGATTAACATTCACTTGTGCAGAGGACGATCATCAGACTAACCATACATATCCTCGTGCTACTGACCCATTCTATGATACTGCTTGTCCAATCACTGCTGTAACTGCAACGACAATCAGTGTACAGGTTCTTAACTCGATTCCTTCTACTAATACTACTGCTCATACATTCGTTTCTGCTACTGCTAACGCTGTACAGACTGGTGGTGACTATACTCACGCATTTGTATCTGCTGTTGCTGGTTCATTAAGTTCTAAGCAAGATAGAGCATTCGATCAATCAGTTGATGTTGTTTATGAAGGTACTCCATTAACTGCTGTATCTGGTACAACATATGATCCTAATACAGGTATTATGTCCATTACAACCAGTGGTTATCACGGTATGGTTGATGGTGATTACGTCAAGTTCAGAACTGATTCAGTAACCTTTACTTGTACTCAAGGTGGTGGTAATCATTCTTATCCTCGTCTTTCTGACCCAATTAACGGTGAGTGGGTACAGGTATCTAATGTAACTAACACAACATTCCAAGTTCAGGTTCTAGACAACATTCCTTCCACAAACGTAACTGCTCATACATTCGTTTCTGGAACAGCTAACGGAATTATAAGAAAAGATAATACAATAACTCTTAACGTTGGTATTGCTTCTAATATCACACCACATATATTTGTTTCTGCTACCTCTGGTGCTATTAAGGCTGGTGGTAACTACGATCATACATATGTTTCATCATCTACCAATGGTATCACTTGGAAGAAGGATATCGCATATGATTATCCTCTTGAAATAATCGGTACCACACTATCTACTATTAGTATTAAGGTTCTTGCTGAAGGACGTATACCATCTACCAATGAGACACAGCATACATTTGTATCTGCAACTCCAGGTGCTGTTATTACTGGTGGTAATTATGATCATATATTTGTTAGTGCTGCTGATCACGGTGTAGAACTACAGAACGGATCTGTTACTGTCAACGTTGGTACTACTCCAGAGAATCATTATAATGTACAAAATTCTACTTATGATGCTGCTACAGGTGATTTAACATTAACTGTTGGTACTCACCATCTTAAGGAAGGTACCACCCTCAAGATTGCAAATGATTCATTGATCTATACCTGTGATATGGATGATCACAATAGTGAGCATACTTATCCTAGAGCTACTGATCCATCTGCAGGTGAAGCATTAGTAATTAAAGATGTATCTGAGTCACAGCATAGTATAACTGATGCAACATATAATCCTTCAAATGGTCACTTAGTTTGTACCTTAAATGGACACGACTTTAAAACTAAGTCTCATATGACACCTGAGGGTGCAAGATTCACCACTACTAGTGGTGTAATGGAGATCTTCATTAAGAATCACGGTCTTCAGAACGGTCAAAGTATTAAGATTCAAGATGCTGGTATCACATTCAGATGTTCACAAGACCAGTACTCTACCGATCACCAATATCCAAGAGCATCAGACCCTGCTAGTGGTAACTGGTTAGTTGTTACTAACGCTTCCCAAGATAAGTTTGAAGTTAATGTTGGTACATCTTCTAATACTACAAGTCATAGATTCTATGGTGCTACCACTAATGGTATTACTGTTGCTGGTGATTATGTAAGATTCGAAGATAATGCTATAACATTCAGATGTGCTAAGGATAGTTACGGTAGTGACCATACATATCCTCGTCCTACTGACCCTGCTTCTGGAGAATGGTTAGAAGTTGCAGCTGCTGATACAAATACATTCACTGTTGATGTTGGTATATCTTCTTACACAGGAACACATACATATCAGGCATTCGCAGCTAATGGACTTAAGAGACAGACAGGTACTGTAACTGTTAACGTTGGTTCAACTCCTACAGTAAATTACACTCCGAGCACTGGAGTCTTTACTCCCCTCACAGGTGTAATGCAGTTAACCCTTGGTAACCATTGGTTAAATGAAGGTGACAACATTAGAGTTGCTCCTGATTCATTAGTATTCCGTTGTGGTATGGATAACTACCAAACGGATCACGCTTATCCTCGTGCTGCTTTATTAACTCATACACCAACTGGTGCTTCTTATGATGGTGAGACAGGTATATTAAGTCTTAACATTACCAATCACGGAATGGGTACAGGTGACTGGGTTAAGTTAAACCAAGAATGTATCACATTTACTTGTGATATGGACGGTCACGCTACTAACCATCCTTATCCTCGTGCTGATGATCCTATCGCAGACAGATGGATTCAGATTCAGAATGTAAGTACAAATGGATTCGATATCTTCGTTGGTAAAACACCTACTAGAATTTTCGATCCGTCAGCGGCTACGTTTAATCCCTCTAATGGTTACTTAGAAATGACCATTGGTGCTCACGATTGGGAAGTTGGTGATAGTGTATGGATTGGAGATCATTCCTTAGCATTTACTTGCTCAATGGATGATCACTATAGTGTACACTCATATCCACGTCCTACTGATCCTGTTCATAACACAAGAGTACCTATCATTGCTAAGACTGATAGTACGATCACTGTGAACGTTGGGTCAACTCCTACAGTTTCACACGATGTAACTAATGCAGCATATGATCCTACAACGGGTGATATGACTCTTACTCTTGGTGGTGTACACGGTTTAGTTGGTGGTACAAGAATTACAGCATCTTCTGGCACTACTTACGACCCAACTACAGGTGTAATGAAGATTCAAACTGCAGTTACACACGGTTTGGTTGCAGGTGACAGAATTAAAATGGATGATTATGCAGTAACATTTACTTGTGCTAAGGACAGTCATCAAACCAATCACGCTTACCCAAGACCTACAGATAGGGTACACGGTGAGTGGATGCAGGTTCATAATGTATTATCAAATAGTTTTGAAGTTCAAGTTCTACCTGCTATACCTTCTACTAACACTACTGCCCATACATTCGTAAGTGGTCTCACTAACGGTATTATGAAGGAAGTTGATAGCATTAAGTTACTTCCTAATGCATTAACATTCCGTTGTGATGAGGATGGACAGAATTCAGATCACTCATATCCTAGAAACTTAGAGGATTCACATACTGCTGTTGTTGGTACTTCCTTCACTCCTACTGATGGTTCTTATGATGCCACAACTGGTAACTTGGTACTTGACCTTGGATCTAACTCATTAGCAATTGGAGATAGGATCAGAATTAATGAAGAGGCTATCAAGTTTACTTGTGAGATGGATGGTAATAGTACTATTAAGTCTTATCCACGTTCTACTGATCCAACTTACGGTCACGAGTATGAAATTATTGCTAAGGCTGGTAATACAGTAACAGTATTCGTTGGTACTTCACCTATTGTAAGTTACAACGTTTCTAATGCAGTTTACGATCCTCAAGGTGGTAATTTAGTACTTACTATTGGTGCTCATACTTTAACTGCTAACAGAGATAGTATTAGACTTGCTGATGATTCATTGACATTCACTTGTGACTATCAGTTGAATAACTATCAGACTCAGAAGACTTATCCACGTGCTTCTGGTGCTGCTACTGGAGATGGTGAAGACTACGCATACAGAACTGCTCTACCAATTATTGCAGCAACTGATACTACAATTACTATTAATGTTAACGGTGGTCAAGGTCCTATTACTGACCTTACAACTCACAACTTTATTTCAGCAACTGCTGGTGCAGTAATTACTGGTGGTAACTATACTCACACTTGGTCAAGTGCTGATGCTGGTGCAGTAATCACTGGTGGTACTTACCATAACCCACAGACAGGTGTACTACAGATTAAGACATCTGCTGCTCACGCAATGGGTAATGGAGACTGGGTTAAGTTTGATAACAATGCATTAACATTTACTTGTGCTCAAGATAATCATCAAACAAACCATACTTATCCACGTCCTTCTGACCCATTTGCAGGTAAGTGGATACAGGTATTTGATGTAACATCTGACACCTTTAAGGTTGTAGTTAATAAGATTGTACCTCAGTCTAATACAACTCCACACATCTTTATATCTGGTGCAACTAACGCTATTAAGCAAAAGCGTGACTCAATGTACGATACATCAATTCCTATTGTTGATGTTCCTACTAATAATCAGATTGTTATTAATGTACTGAAGGAAGCACCTTCTTCAAACGTAACAACTCACGTATTCCAGAGTGCTGTATCTGGTGCAGTTGTAGCTGGTGGTGCTGGTTATACTCATACATTCCAACCTGGATATGAGAAGATGACTCCAACCAATGCAGTGTACAATCCAACAACAGGATTTATGACACTGACTGTTGGTAACCACTGGGTTAAGAATGGAGATCATATTAGAATTGATAACGATGCACTTACATTTACTTGTGCACAGGATGGTCATCAGACTGATCACACATATCCTAGAGCACACGACCCTGTTAGTGGTAACTGGATTAAGGTTCAGAACGTAACATCCAGTGGATTTGATATTAACGTCCTAGATGTTATTCCTTCTACCAACCAGACAGTACACACATTCAAATCTGGTGTTGCTCATAGTATTAGTAGAGGAGCTATTAAGGGTGGTGGTATTTACAATCACACTTATGTTGGTGCTGCTACTAACTGTGTTAAGCAGAAGAGAGACCCATCCTTCGAGAAAGGACAAAGAATTACTAATGTTGGAACTAGTTCACACACATTAACTAACGCTATCTACAGACCTGAGACTGGTGTGATGACTCTCACCATCCCAAGTCACGGATTCAGTGCTACTACTAAGAAGACTGCAACTACAGGTACCTCTTACAATCCTACTACTGGTATTCTTACTATTAAGACAACCAATAACCACGGATTCGTTAATGGTGACAAGATTAAGATTGCTGATAATGGATTAACCTTTACTTGCACACAGGCAGGTGGTAATCATTCTTATCCACGTACAACCGACCCTGCAAGTAATAAGTGGTTGACTGTAATGAATCAGAATGGTACCGATGAATTTGATGTCAATGTAGGTTACTTCTTCGGTCAAGGTCCAATCTCTAATACCACAACTCATACATTCGTATCTGCTACAACAGATGGTATTGAGAAGGCAAATGATAAGATCAAGATGGCAGACGGATCTATCACATTCAGTTGTGGTAAAGATGATTATGCTACAGATCACGCATATCCAAGAGCAACAGATCCTTCACATAATGAGTGGTTACCACTTTCTAATGTGTCTACTCATCAGTTTGATGTATTTGTTGGTCGTGCAAACTTAGATAAGACACCTCATACATTTGTATCTGCTACCTCTGGTGGTATTACAAGACCTGATGGTACTATACAAATTAACGTTGGTACATCTTCTAACGTATCTCCACATACTTGGCAGAGTGCAACAGCTAATGCAATCATTGCTGGTGGATCTTATACTCATAAGTTTATAAGAGCTGAGAAATTCCCAGTACGTTCTGGTGGTGCTTACTCACACGAGTTTGAAGCAAATGTAACCAAGACACCTAGAGATGCTGCATATAACCCAACAACAGGTGTAATGACATTGACCATTAATGGTCACGGAATGGTTGCTGGTGATTATATTAAGATTGCTGACAATTCACTAGTATTCAGTTGTGGATTTGGTGGAGGAGGACAGGTTAACAAGTCATATCCTCGTTCTACTGACCCAGCTAGCAACTCATTTATGCCTATCACTGTTGTTGATCAGGATAATATTAGTGTACAGGTTCTTGCATCTGCTCCTTCCACAAACACAGACGCACATACATTCATATCTGCTGAAGCACATTGTGTAACTAAGGCATCTGTAATTACTGGTGGTAATTATTCACACACATTCATTAGTTCTAATAACAACTCTATTACAACTTATGCTAATGCTGGTGGTACTAGATGTAGTAATGAAGCTTCTGGTATTACAACATTGATGGGTATTCCTATCAATCTATTTGGTTCTGGTGCTTCTAATCCTAACTCTTATATGGCTGGTATTACGAAGACCATCCCAGGTGAGTGGCCTACTACTGGTGATCGTGCTGTACGTAGAGACATATCAATAACCTATGATGGTACTTCATTCTGCCAGACAGAGCAATCTGCAGTTAATACCCTGTGGGATATAGTTATCAACACTGTGGATCAGGCAGCACAAGGTAACTCAAGTCATCTTAGTACTGTAACTAGAACTGCTCCTACTACTACCAACACAAATTATATTGGTGGTACCTGCTATAACGTTACCTCTGCATCACACACATTATTCAATATCATCCTTGATACACTTGGTGGTGGTACTGAAATGGGTAAACAGGCAGCACGTCTGTTGATGTATAACAATGTTTATATCAGAGATGAGTCTATGTCAGAGACTTTAGGTACCTATCCTGGGTACGCTGGAGTCAATACATTCTCCGATGATATTCTTAAGGCATTCATTTACGACTTTATTACTGCTGGTAATGCTAAGACACTTGGATTAGTAAGTAGCTGGTTTGACTCTGAAGGTACCTTCATTGCATTCCCTGAACTATTCAGAACTCGTGTTATCTTCCACTTTGAAGCTATCAAGAGATATATGATCAATGTTCTAGAGCAAGATGCTATAGATCCTGGTGCTTTTGAGAATACCCCTGCATATACTGACAAAGAACTTCGTGTTTCAAAGACTGCTGTAGATAAACTCCATTCGTTATGTCACTTAATAGATGTTGCTTTAAACAGATCAACTTACCCAACAACTTACGTATCACATACTTTTGATCCTGGTAACAGTGTATCTAACGGTGGTATTGATATTGTTGGACATAGGTTTGAAGCTTACGATCAAGTCAAGTATATTGCATTGGGTGCAATGATAGCAGAACTTGATAGAGAAAACTATTATGTACACCCACATACTACTGCAGATAGAGTATTCTTATGCGAGTATATTGATGGTGAAGCAGTTTATATTAATCCTGGTCAAACTGGTGAGACTCATAGTCTTGCGTTAACAAGGGTTGATGGAATTGATAGAATACCAACAACTTACGGTTCACGTGATGTTCCTACTCCTATTAACGGTGGTATTAACCTCGCTGACGTATGCTATGGTACAACTACTGGTGCAACTGGTGAGATTGTAAGAATTGCAGATAATCACGCAGACATTTACTACGTTGTTACTTACATTGAGTGTAACACCTTCTCATCATCTCCTAAGTTGGAGAATGGTGAAGCAGTTGTTGTACAAGGTGCAACAGGTAATACTGCATCTGTTCTTGCTACAGATAATGCTACTTACATCAAGGTTGTTAACCCTGTAGGTACATTTAATGCAGCAGACGTACTAGAAGGTGTAACATCTGGTGGTACCGCAACTGTAGTTTCTACACATAGTAGAATCCTAGTTAACTTCCGTCAGGGTGAGTTCTTAGCTAATGATAAGATTTACTCTGCTGATTCTGGTTCTAAGGCAAATGCATTGATCGTTAGAAATAACAATGGTGCACTACTTGATAACCAAAGAGGTCGTGTTACATTCGATATCGATACAATTACTGGTGAGTTTGCTCCTAACGATGTTATCTACGGTTCAGTTACTGATCAGATTATTGAGATTGAAGCGTTCGCTTCTCTACCAAACTTCGGTGAGTATGTACACGCAAGAGATATTACAAGGTTAACTTACTCTGCATTCATTACTGATACTGGTGTAACAGATAGTATTGAGGTTGGTGATGTATGTCAGGTCTTCTCTGGTGGTGCTGTTCTATCTCCTAACTGGACAGTTACTATAACTGAGAAGAATGAGGACAATAATTACCTCTTCGTATGTAATAGTACCAACGCTCCTGAGGGTGTTACTGTTTCTGATATCGCAAGTAACTCACAGTACACTTTAGGTAAGTTACCTGAAGGTTCTAACTTCCCAAGTGTTTGGACTCTTATTGCTGCTGCTCAGGTTACTTCTACCACAGCATACGGTAGAATCGAGAAGATTACTCAGTTAGGTACTAAGGCAACCTTACACCTAGGTGATAGTGAGGGAAGCTTCCAGAAGAACGCACAAATCATTGGTGACAATGGATTCCAAGGTGCTTGTTCTGCTGCTAGAACTTTACGTGGTCGTGTTAGAAGATACTTCAGAGGATTTGATGGAACTCAGATGAACTTCAAGTTAACTGAGAATAACGGTACCCCATACTTCCCAGATCCCGCAGGTCATATGATGATCTTCGTGAACGGAATCTTGCAGCCACCTGGCGCTGATTACTCCTTCACTGCATTCTCTGATAACGTTCAGTTCACTGAAGCACCTGCTGCTGGATCTAGTTTCCACGGTGTATACGTTGGTAAGTTAAGACAGTTAGATGATATTGGATTCGACTTTGATTCATTACGTAACTCCTTCAACTTGAAGTTAGGTGGAGTATTCTACTCACTAACATTGACTGAAGGTGTACAGTCCAACACGATTAGACCTGAGAACAACATTATTTGTCAGTTGAATGGTGTTATACAGGAACCAGGTATCGGTTTTGAGATCGTTGGTTCACGTATAATCTTCTCTGAAGTACCTCGTGCAGGTTCAACATTCGTTGCATTCTCCTACATTGGTTCTGACGTTGACGTTATCGCTGCTACAGTCGTACCTCCAATTGAAGCTGGTGACGATCTAATAATTGAGGGTGAGGAAGAGAACAGAACTGTTGCTCTAATTGAGTCTTCTAACTCACTAATTACCTTCGAATACTCTGGTGCAGTTAAGGGACGTAACGCAGACGCTCTCGCAACTATAGAGAAGGGTCGTGTTACCAAGGCAGTTCTTACTGGATCTGGTGATGGTTATAGTACACGTCCAAACGTTGATGTTATTTCTTCCTCTGGATTCGGAGCTAAGATTAAAGCATTAGTTGGTCTCGCACGTATTGATGTTAAGAACGCAGGTCAAGGTTATGTACAACCAATCGTTCAAGTAGAAACAACTGTTGAAGATAGTTTCCTCGGACCTACAGGTGCTGCTCTAAACGGTGGTATAGACATCTACGATCCAGGCTGGCAAGATCCTGAGGGCGGTTCAACTCCTGACGAGCAATTTATTACCATTAGTACCCCACCTGTTAGTGTAACAGTTAACCAAGGTCAGAGTGCTGCATTCGTAATAATTGCTACTTCCTCTAACGGTTCTACCCTCTCCTACCAGTGGCAGAAGAAGGAATACGGTACCGATAGCTGGCTCAACGTTGCTGGAGCAACAACTGATTCAATCAGTATTACATCTACTCAACAGGGTGATGGTGGAGATGAATATCGTGTTGGTATTACATCACCTGGCGCAATTCCAGTTCTATCTACTGCCGCAGTCCTCACAGTTAACGTCGGTGCATCAACCGTTGATAACTTCACACCTGATCAAATCTTTGATGACAACTAAATAAACATATGGCAGCCACAGGTTCTTACAATCCAGGGACAAAAGTGCTGACAGTTACAGGGGATGGTATGCCCACCCCAGTATCTGCTGGTACATTTCCTAATGGAAATAACGCAAATACTATTGCAGCATATACGTTTAACCACGATTTTGTATATCGTGGTGGTGAGAATACTTCAGGAGCAACTACGGTACAAATAGGTGCCATTGGTGTTGCTTCTAATGGTGTAGTCATTTTCAACCCTTCTGGGGGTGATGCTGGTTCTCCTCCTGCTGGATTTCACTATGTGGCAGCAGGTAATAATGCTCCTATAAACTTAGGAGAAGACTCCTGTGGTGGTACACCTAATACCAATAACCAGTATTTTTATGATGATAGTAGATTTATAGAATGCTTTAAAAATAATCAGATCATATCTGGTTACAATGATTATTATGGTACATCACAATACAATGGCGATAATATGCGTCATCCTGATGGACATTCAAAAATTATAGGTTTTTGTTTTGATGGATATCCAGTTTACGGTCCTTGGGGTTATCAAGACCCTAATATCAATACATCTGCTGTACAGAGGATGGTAAGTGGATACAGTATAAGAGTAGAGGAAGCTCCTAGCAGACCTGCGTATGATCTAACATACCCTGCAGGTTGTTTTGTAGAAGATTGGGAGTACACAGGTGCTAATGCTGGTGCATTAGATACACATAATGGTAGATGGTGTAAGACACCTGAGTTTCCAAGTGGTACGTTTGCATATTTCGTCACTGAGGACGGAAGTGGTAATCCTATTTTTCCATTTATGGTTGGGTTTACTTCGAAGCAAGCATTAGATAAACCTGATAATGATGGCTATGCAGCCCCTCCTGAACAAGGTGGTGGTGACGATGGAGGAGGAGGTACTCAAACTCCAACTCTTGTTATTACTTACCAGCCTGTTAATGCAACAGTTGCTGCTGGTAATACACAAAACTTTAATGTAGTCGCAGAAATTCAACCCGAAGCTGGTACTATTGCATATCAATGGCAAGTATCAACTGATGGTGGATTTGCGTGGTCAAACCTTAGTGGTGATACTAATAGTACACTAACTATTTTAGCGGTAGCCTATATGACAGGTTATCGTTATAGATGCATATTGACGGGTCCAGTTGGTGCTGCAACTCCTGCAGACAACTCACCACTTGCATCTAATTTGGCAATTCTTACTGTTACAGGTTCTGGTTCTGGAATTGATTATGCTTCTATCCAAAAATGGGATAGTAACGTTGGTACATTTGATATGACTCCAGTTGATGTATCAAGGGATAATAACAACCCTGATTTTACAAGAAATAACGTAAGATTTGACAATACCTCAGAAAACTTTGATATGACATAAATACTCCTGTAGAAATAGTCCCCAATTATGGCTAAGCAAAATGTAAACATTGGTGTAAGTGCCAATGATGGAACTGGTGATACCTTACGAGACGGTGCTATCAAACTCAATAATGTTATTAATGAGTTGTATGATTACCTTGGAGACCAGACGAACCTCCAGATCTCAGTAGGATCTCCTTCAACCAATCAAGTCCTTAAATGGAATGGTTCAGTATTTACTGAGGGACAACTTGCTGCTGCGAATTTAACAGACGTTGATATTTCAGGTATAACTAACGGACAAGTACTTAAGTGGAATACTGCTAACTCACGCTTTCAGCCAGGGGATGACTTACAAGGCGGTGGCGGCGGTGGTTCTTCTATCAATAATCTTACCAACAATGGTAGTGATGAGGTTGTTATTTCTACAAACTTCCTTCCTAATAGTGACAATACTTATGACTTAGGTTCTAGTACACTACGTTTCAGGGATGCATACTTAGTCAATGCTTCTCTATGGCTTGGTGATACTGCTATCTCAAGTGATGAGACCACACAAGAATTCCAAAGAAAGAAGAAGCAGGTACATACTGTACAAAGTATAGACACTGGTGCTACTCGTACTATAAGTTCAAAACTAGCATCTGAGAACTCAACACAAGAAGAGAAGTTCCGTCTTCGTTTCGTTGATATGAAGGCTGGTACTAAGCTAGATGTTGAAGACTCTCTTGGTGCTAAAGCAGAAGTTGAGTTTGCTGCATTTACTGCTGAGAATGGTGGTGCACGTGGTTTCATTACTGTTACTGCTGCTGGTGCTAACCAATCACAAGCAATTTCAACAGCAGCTGATATTCACATTACATCTAAGAGTAGAATTGTAAGTGAGGATGAAACTGGTAAGGTTGATATTGGACAGAAACTTGATTTCGGTGGTGGTAAGTCTTTAGAAATTGATGGTGACGGTATATTAGAACTTCCATCTGCAGGTGGTATTAGATTTGGTGCTACTGGATCTAATAAGACTATCGATTTTGATGGTAACGACAATGTAGTACTTGCTCAAGGTACTGAGATACAGTTTGGTTCTACTGCTGCCAATAAACTTAGTATGGATGCAAGTGGTAACCTAACGTTACCTGATGCTGAATTGCGTTTCGGTGCTGCTGGTAGAACAATTAAAGTTGATGCTAGTGGAAACCTTGAACTTGCTGCTGATGGTGAGATCAAGATTGGTACTAAGAGACTAAAGATTGGTACTAACGGTACACTTGATGTTGCAAATGATGGTACTAACTTCTCTGAAGTTGGTGGTGGATTCCAGACTCAGGTTGGTAATGCTCCTGCTGGTGCATCCATTATTAAAGGACATAACAACTCAACCATCTTTAAACCTTCTCCAACAACGTTGTATAGGTTTACTGCTCCTGATATGAATAACTATAACGTTAAGGGACCTGGACTTCCTGCAGGTGGTACTAATAACGTTACTCTGATTATGTACAGAGGATTTACATATGACCTTGACAATCAAGCAGGTTCTGCACACCCATTAAGAATTCAGTCTACAACTGGTACATCTGGTACTGAATACACTACAGGTGTTGGTGGTGATAAGGAAGCACTACAGACATTCACGGTACCTCTAGATGCACCAACTACTTTATATTATCAGTGCACAGCGCACACTAATATGACTGGTTCAATTGATGTTAGATAACTAGATGACAAGAACAGTCCCAGGGTCAGGTGCAGTAATCGAACCAGTCTTTAACAGTACGTATGGTGTAAAGGACGTATTTGTAGAAGATGGTGGTTCAGGATATGTTGCCACAGATCCACCAAAATTAACTATAGGAAATTGCGGTACGCCTCTTGTTGAGGCTATTTTAGAGCCGATAATTACTAATGGTCAGATTGCTGCTGTTAAGGTACTGCATCCTGGAGAAGGATATGATCCATTCAGAATTAATATTAATAATGATGGAGGAGGATATGGTGCAAATGCAAAGGCATTCCTTTGGGCAGAAGATCAAATAGATACACAGGGAAATGTACTAGCACCTGCTGGATCGATTAATTATATTCAAATGTTGTCTAATGGAGACAACTTTTTTACAGGTGAAACTACTGCTGAGATAAAGGGTGGTGGTGGATCTGGTGCTGAACTACGTCCTGTAACAGGTTTGGTAACTGGTTTGTCATTAGAACA